GTGGATATAAAAAGGCCCGACGCAGCGAGCCATGACGAAACTGAATAAAAAAACCGCCTGGTGTGGCGGTTAAGGATGTATTCCCGGGATTTACTTAATGCGTGATTTATCTCAACGTTATTTTTGGCGATGTTTACAACATCGGAATGATGCATTACCGGCCCCTGCCAGAGACACTGCAAATCTCTACCGATAATGCACCATTCTGATGGTGTAAAAAAATCAGCACTGAGGCTACACCCGGCCTGAAATAATAGCCAGAGAACAGAATGTCTTTTAAAAACAACCTGCCCTCACGTAATAAAAGATACGCCAGTGCTGTAAATTTCGTGTTACCAGAATAACGATGGAGCGGGTAGCGGGAATCGAACCCGCATCATCAGCTTGGAAGGCTAAGGTAATAGCCATTATACGATACCCGCATATGGTGCCGACTACCGGAATCGAACTGGTGACCTGGTGATTACAAGTCAGTTGCTCTACCTACTGAGCTAAGTCGGCACTGGACCGCCACCGGGGACTCGAACCTCGCACACTCAACTTAAAGGGTTGACGCTCTTTCCTGATGAGCTAGTGGCGGTTGGTGGCCCTTGCTGGATTTGAACCAGCGACCTGGCGATTATGAGTCGCTCGCTCCCACCACTGAGCTAAAAGGCCGGGCCGAAAATAATAATCAGATGAAATCAAAAATCAAGCCCTTGCATAGATACATATCTGTCTGGCGGGAAGCCATAATAGCGGTGAAATACAGAGATAAAGTAGGATCTACTTGAATAACCGCATTTTGCTGCTACAGCCTGTCCATATCCATGCCGGGAACATAACATATTTACAGCAACCCGCATCCGTTCCTCAAGTAACAAATTACTGAACCTGAGACCTTCATCCTTGAGTTTTTTCTTTAACAAGCTCTCACTCATATGCAACTGTAGAGCAATCGCACCAAGCGTCCAGCTTGCTGATATATCTGTTTGAATTATCGCTCTGACTTTGGCACTTATACTGGATACACATCCACTTAAAAATAATGACATCCGTTTATCTGATTCAAACAGCGACAGGCAGGCCATCATAAGAAACATATCCGTGGTCTCTCCGGAAAGTCTCTGACTGGTAATTAAAGCCACAGTCAACGCAGGATTGTTGGGTTCCAGCAACAAGTAAAGCGGAATGTCAGTCAGAGGACCTCTTGTCAGCTTATGCTGGCTTTCCAGATATTGACTTACTATAGAATGGCTTATATCGACAATTTTAACTTTGCCATAATGCATAAGGAAAAGCTCCCTGATGCATTTGGTGACCAGAACGACTGAGCCGGGCTTAAGTGACAACGTATCCTTTTCAAGAAAAATATTAATTGGGGAACAAACCATGATAACTGAACAGATAGCAGTCATTATAATTTTACTTTAATTAGCAATTGGTTAGCTTAATTATAGCCCCAAAAAGTAAATTCTCATCAACACATAAGCAAATGACTGACAGGTGCCGCTAACACCCACCAGCCGCCCATTTACCACAAATAAAAAAACCTTCAGGACTGAAGGAGTCTGTAACAACCAAACTGATAGTCTGCCAGACCCGCCATAACCAGCTGGGTCAGTATTAACTGGCAGCGTTCGCGTGAAAGGTGCATATTCTGCGCAATTTCCCCGACGGTCGCCGGTTCGGTGACGCTTAATTCATTAAACACCACTCTGGCGGTTTCGGTCATATCCTGCTGTTTTAGCATGTCTTTTTCCCTTTTCCGGTTAACGTGACATACCAATAACTCTTGTCGAAAAAGCCAGCAAGCTGAAAGACCGGTATTCGCAACCACCAGCGCATTTAACGTCCTGTGCCGCTTTTCGGGCACAAAAAAACCCGCTTGGCAGCGGGTTTAAGCTGTCTGGCGTAGTAACCACTCTTAACACAATACAATAGTTTTTGCGTACGCGTGAATAGATTTGATATTTTATTTCTGAGCAAAGAATAAACGCCCTTCACTTCCTTAAAAATGGAGCATTTATGAGAACGTTTAATCTATTTATTAGTCACTCTTGGAAATATTCAGACACTTATGAACGGCTTGTTGATCTTCTCAAGAATCGCGGGTATTTCAACTTTAAGGACTACTCGGTCCCCAGAGTTGATCCAATAATTGGTGCCCAAGATGATTTTGCTCTTTATTCTGCTATAAGATCACAAATGGCACCATCAAGTGTTGTAATTATTCTGGCTGGTGTATATGCCAGCTACAGCAAATGGATTGATGCAGAGATCCGAATAGCTCAAGAATATGGAAAACCAATTATTGCCATTGAGCCTTGGGGTTCAGAGCATACGTCTGTGAAGGTTAAGCAAGCTGCTCATAAAATCGTCAAATGGAATACAGAAAGCATCGTTTCTGCCATTCGTGAGTTGGCTTAGGAGCCTCCATATGAAAAAAGCACTATTTATTGGGATCAATGAGTATGCTGAATTAGATGCTCTCAGCGGATGTGAAAATGATGCTGCAAAAATGGCAGAAGCATTATCTCGACACGCCGATGGGAGGCCTAATTTCGAGGCTAGAACACTTACACACTGTAGCGCCACCCCCCTCAACAAAGTTTTCCTTGAAGAGGAAATTCGGAATCTTTTTTCTGGAGAGTGTGATGTTGCATTATTTTACTTCGCTGGGCATGGATATTTTGATAATAACATTGATGAAGGAATGTTGATTCCACATGATTTTTCGTTAAGAAAAAGTAATGGAATAAGAATAAGTGATGTTATGGTTTGGGCTAACAAAGCAACAAACATACACAATAAAATTATTATTCTCGACTGCTGCCAGGCTGGAGCCGCTGGTCAGGAAAGGATGCTGAAAGGAGGGGAGACCGTACTTGCAGACGGCTCCACTATCCTTACTGCATGTAGACGAGATGAGTACGCCAAAGAGGTTAATGATGGTGGAGTATTTACTTCATTAATGGTCGAGGCTTTGTATGGCGCAGGAGCTAATATATTAGGTTATATTACTCCAAGTAGTCTGTATAGCTTTGTAGATCAAGCTTTAGGGGCGTGGGATCAGCGCCCTGTTTTTAAAACCAATGTTTCTCGATTTGTTGTATTAAGAGAGGTAGGAGCAAGAGTATCTCTGGATACTCTTCGCAAATTACCCGAATGGTTCCCAACCACAACACATGTATTCCAATTAGACCCTAGCTTTGAGCCAACTTCCGAATCACCAATTGATGAAAATGTATCAATTTTTCAAAATCTACAAAAATGTAATCGGCACGGATTGGTTGAGCCGGTTGACACTGAACATATGTACTACGCTGCGATAAATTCAACTGGATGTCGACTTACTGCATTAGGTGTTTATTATCGCAATTTAGCAAAAAAAGGGCGATTCTGAATTAAGGGCGGGAAAACCGCCCTTTCTTATCTAATCAGCAAATTTGACCATTGATATTATCCCTTCAATAAATCCTAATGCAGTTTGCAACTCCTTTCTAATAGTTCCATCCGAGCATTTTCTCTTCTTCGCAATGGTACGTAATGAGATACCAATAACAAAATGAGCTATAATCAACTCATATTCCTCTGGTTTATACTTTCGCAACCGAGCCACACATCCATCAATCATAATTCCTTCATCATCATCGCACTGGAGACGTGACTTTTTACCGTGTGGTAGAAGCCCCTTGAAGCCTGCCGCTATCGACTGCCAATCGACACCACTATTTTCTGCTGCAGCCCATGCCCCCCAACGATCTAACACTTCGTACATATCACGCATCAGCGCAGTACCTCCTGCACCAGTTTTTCAAACTTTCCAACTCTGGTTTCCAGCTCTGCCACACAATCCACCAGCTCATCCACCGCTTGTTGTGCGCGGTGTTTAGCCTGCATTAGCTCCCTGAGCGCAGGCACCATATCCCGACGAATAGCATCTTTTGTTACCCCCGTCTTTTCCAGTTGTTCAGCATGACGCAACATTTCCTGTGCCTGTTTACGTAATTGTTCAGGGGTAAAAGGTGTTGTCTGGTTATTCAAAAGAAACACTCCATCTTACTGCTGTCAGTTCGTTTGTTGCTGTATCTGCGCGGCTGGGATGGCCGCATTGGGGTGGAAAAAAGCTGTGCGCTTTCCTGGTCTACGGGCAGAAAATGTCCGTTATAAAAACGTCGGTAAATCGTCCCCAGAGAACCGTTACGTTGTTTCGTGATATTGATTTCCGCTATACCTCTGGCCTGCGTATCCGGGTTGTATACTTCATCCCTGTAAAGCATCAGAATAATGTCAGCATCCGCCTCTATTTCTCCGGAATTTTTCAGGTCTGAGTTCACAGGGCGTTTATTTGGTCTGGACTCCACACCGCGGGAGAGCTGGCTCAGCGCAATTAACGGAAAACCACCTGATTTTGCCAGGCCTTTAAGCCCCTTTGAGATTTCACCCACGGCAAGGTCATGACGCCCCGTGTTTCGGGTTTTTATCAGCCCGAGATAATCAACCACCACCAGCGCCGTTTCCGGATGTTTAATCAGGTGGTGTTTCGTTGTTGCGCATATCTCGTCAATGGTCAGATTCGCCTGGTCCACCATCCAGATATTGCGCCCGGTCATCCGCCCCACACCTTGAGAAAAACGCGCCCAGTCTTCATCTTCAAAGTGAGCGACAGATTTCAGGCGTGATACTGGCATCCCTCCAGCCGCAGATACCATGCGTTCACCAATCTGGATGTTCGCCATTTCCATTGTGAACAAAAGAACGCCATGCCCCTGTTCAGTCACCTTGTCGATGATATCCAGCGCCAGTTCGGTTTTACCCATTGATGGACGTGCCGCAATAAATATCAGGTCGCCGGGCTCCATGCCGCCTGTTTTTGCATCCAGTTCATCAATACCGGTCATCAACGTCCTGGATTTCTCCAGCCCCTGATTCCGGCATTCAACACGTTCAACCACTTCCGGAAGCACATCATCAATATGTACCGGCTGAATAGCGCCCTTTTCCGTCGACAATGAGGCCATCATGTTCTGCGCATCCTTCAGGGCATCTTCAGCTGCTTCACAGGTATGCGCATAACGTAATTTCTGTAACGCCTCATTCAGTGTTCTTTCTGCATCGCGCAGTGCAGCATTGCGCCGCAACGCTGCGACATAGTGTTCCAGTGACGACTTCACCCAGGTTTTACGCCCGGTATCAGTAATCACCGGGGCAAGTTCCGGCATCTCATTACACAGCAGCACAGGATCAATCACGCCTGAAATACGGGCCTGTCTGCAGATACCTGTGTAGATATCCCGATACGGTCGTACAGAAAAAACATCCGCTGGCAGTGTGGCCAGAATATCCATCACTTCATGATCTGCCCCACGCAGAAAGAACGCGCCAATGACAGCGCCTTCCAGGTCATCGTTACGCCAGACTGGTGTTGTCATGCTGCCACACCTCTGATACGAGAACGGTAGCTGGGCCAGTTGAACGACAACCAGTTACGCCCCCCGTCTGTGATCCTGTCGGCAATGCGGGGGCTGATGAACGCCCACAAC